TCACTTTGATTTTCCTTTCGTTTTGACGACTTTCCCCAAACCTCTCGAAGCGGTTTGGGCAAACCTGTTCGCGTTGTGTCCTTCGAGCTTGATCACAGCGTCGACCGCAAGACCGGCTTGATCGGCTTCCTCTGTGTAGCGTTCCGCCTCGGCGAGCGTCGTGTGTCCGAGGATCGCCATGATCATCTTCGCAGTGCAGCCCGCTTCGGCGAGCAAGCGCCCTGCAGCTTTCCGCAGACCGTGTGGCTTGCAACCGAGAGGCAGTCCCGCCTTGGAGATCGCATCGCGCATCCATCCACTGAAACCGTCGACCGTGAACGGCTTGCCGTAGGCAGTCGTGATGATGACGATGTGCTGCATCTCGAAGGCGTCAAGCGCCTCGATCGTGTCGCGGTGCAACGGTATCAGCAATTCGCGGCCGGTCTTCTGCTGCTTGATCCTGATCTTGCGCTCTGGCGTGATGTGCGTTTGTGCCATCTTCACGACATCAGAGCGCCGCTGACCGAGATTGAGGAATAGATGAAAGGCGGTGCGTTGCCTTGTGCCGATCGGCCATCGCCGTTTGAATTGCTCGATCTCGTCATCAGTCCAAGACCGAATTTTTTGGATCTTCGGTCGCTTAATGCCGAGCGATGGATCGTGCTTTAGCCAGCCGATGTTGATGGCATGACGGATCAAGATGCGGAGCTTTTTGATCGTGTCGAGCGCCGCGCCGGGGCGATCAGCGTATGGCTGCAGAATGCCGGTGACGATGCGCTCGCGCGAAAGCCCTGCGATGGTGCGGTGGCCATGTTCGGTTCGGATCGTTTCAAGCCGCGTGTTATATCCCGCTTTGCTTGTGTCTCGCAGACCGATGTACTCGGCACTTTTCATGTAGGACGCCACGAGCGCCGCGATCGTGCCGGGTGCTGCATGCACGAAACGATTTCGGGATGGTGCGGGCTCGCCGAGCAAGGCCGCCTTGTAGGCCTGCAAAAAGTCATCGCTCGTCGGATCATTTGGCAAGCGGACGCGCGGCCCCTTGCCTCGTCGAAACGAGAGGTAGGTGTGGCCCTTGACATGGTTGCGCTCAACGTGCGGCGGCAGCTTGCGGGGCATCCACATCACTCCACGTTTCGTCTCCCGGTCCACTGACATCAGCCGGGAGCTGATCGACTGCGATATCTAACGCGCGCACGTCCCAGGCTATTCGTCGTTCGCCGAGCCGCTTCGCAGGCGGCATTTTGCCTTCATCCACCATCCGGTCAAATGTGTTCGGGGAAACGCATACATAGGCCGCCGCTGCTTCCCGATTTATCAAGCGTGGGGCGAGGGTTGGGGGGAGTGCGACCTGTCGGCTCATGCCAGCACCTCGTCAAGCGAGACCGTCGGGAAAACCTCGATCGCAGAGCCCGGCGTGGCGTTGAGCACGGTAACGCCGGCGGCCGCCACGCGGGCCGGGTACTCTTTCCACATGGGCAGGAACACGGGGTAGGCGCGGCCCTTGCCGTCGTTGTAGTCGCCGTGATTGTGCGATCGGCCGTCGACAAGGCGGCAGTCATAGCCGAGCAACACGATCGACTTGCAGCCCAGCGCCACCGCAATGTCGACGGCGTGATGGCCGGACGAAAGCGGCTTCGCCTGGACGATCGGCGGCCGAGCCCAGGTCTTCTCATACCATGTCTTGTATTTGACGGCGCGTTCCGACGAGGTGATCACCATCCCGGCGAAAGTGTCGACCACCGGCCGGTGATCTCGGAACCACGGGTAGTCGTGAAAGAATAGGGCATCCGCCCAAGGCGCAATGCGCGCCGTCGAGTTGAGCACGATGGTCTTGCCGTGGCCGCGCACGCGCTCCGCAATCTCGGCGGTCAAGCTCGCGCCGCCGCCGAGAATGAAGCACCTTTCGCCGCGCCAGAGATCGACCGGAAACATCAGCCTCGCACTCCGAGTTCATAGGCGATGAGTTGAGCGCCGAGCCGGTGCGTGCTGTCGTCGATCGAGAAGATCGCGCATTGCCGGCCGCGCACCACTATGAAGTCGGCATTTGTGACGGTGCCGATATTATTCGCGATCAAGTCTGCGGCCAGCACGAGCACCTTGCGGTCGCCCTGTTGAATGCCGGCGATCATGTCTTGAGGGTCGTAGCCGGTGACGCGCCCCCTGATCTCAACGTTGACCTGCGGTCGATTGGGACCGCTTCCGGTGAAGCGACGAAAGACAACGGCCTCACCGTGGCGGTCGATGGTCCGCCGATATTGCGATTTGATGCCGGCCGCGCGCATCAGCGCGCCTCCACGCGGCATTTGATCGAGGTGTTGGCGGCGTAGGTGCCGGTCGTGGTCAACACGGCTCGCAGCTTTCCACTGAGAACGCCGTCGTTAACGCCTTCCGCAGAGAGCGCCGCGACGGCCGTGATCGCCTTCGAGAGCAAGGCGGAAAGGTTCGCGACCTTCGATCCGCTCGAAGTGGCAAAATCGAAGCGCGCAACGTCGATCCATTCCACGTCGTCGAAGGTTGTCTGCACCTTGAGCACAGCGGTCGTGCCGCCGCTGCCGTAGGTGAAACCGACATAGATGGCCAACGCCTCCATGCCCTCGAAGCGATCGAGGAAGGGTTGCGCCACGCCGGCTGCGGAGACGCCGGATGTGATCACCTGATTTGTGACGGCGGCCGTGATGGCAACGGAGCCGAGATCGAACGTGCCCTGGTTCATGGCGTCTTACCTCATTCGGAGATTGCGGAATTGACCGAGAAGCCCGATCACATCGGGCGGCAGATAGTCAGAGCCGCCAAAATATGACGCGCTCGACATGGGGGTGACGCTCTCCGAGCGGATCATCGGGTCGCGATCGGCGCCGAGGTAATAGGCCTTCACGAGTTGAAGGCACGCTTGCTGCAAGCCTTGAGGCGCCTGCGCCGGGAGATCGTAGCCAGAGACGTAGGTGACGATCGTCTTGCTCGTCGACCAATAACAAGGCCGGGGGCCATGCAATCGCATGACGAGCCCCCTGTCCTTGTCGACCTCGTAGTCGTCAGTCGACAACGCGGTACCGTTTTCGGAGATCGAGCCGATCGACACGACGGGGAAGCGCGACAGGATCAACTCGGCGAGACATTGATCGGGCCGGAACGTTTCCTCGATTGTCTCTTTCCCGAAAACGCGCCGGCAATGCCGGGCGATCACGTCGGAGGCGCGAGCGACAAAACCTTCGAGCGCCTTGTCCTCGTCATTGCCGACGACGCCGAGCAAGTCGCGGACCACTGAAATGTCGACCAAGTTTAGATTGGTAGCAGGCGTCGTTACGGTGATCATGTTGCACCTCGAATGAAGATGCCGGCCGCGCGGGTGAAAGGGGCCCGCCGCCGGCTCAGGGGGTTTTTCGCTGGACATGAGAAGCGGGACACTGCCCGTGTTGTCCCAGCCGTTCGGCAGTGAAGACCCGCCATGCACAGACGGGAGAAGCTGCCAACGTGGCTAGCGTTATTCTTTTGCATCATCGCCCCCACCGCGATCGGCGACGGGCTGGCCCGTCTGCTCCTGCGCCATGTTTGCCGGCGCGAAATACTCGGCGCCGGCCGGGTCGGTGCGCTTGTTCTGTTTCTCGAAACGCCGCAACTCATTGGCGTTATAGACGCCGATCTCACGAGCGATGCGGTAGCTCTGAAACCTCGTCAACATGTCGCCCCGCAAAAGCAGGTCGCAATCGAACTCAACCTCAAGCGACCGTCGCGTGAGCGAAGAGAGAAGGCTGCGCTCGATCAGCCGCTCCCATTTATTCAGCCAAGGCATAATCGTGTGGCTGTAGAACCAGCGGCCAACCTCAGAGATTGAGCTGTAATTGCCGCCCTCGAAGTCGCCGAGCACGGGAGGCGGAACGCGATAGATGCGCGCGAGAGCCATCGTGGAGAATTTCCGGCTCTCGAGCATTTGCGCGTCGTCGGGCGACACGGAAACCTGCTGCCACTTAAGGCCCTCCTCGAGCACGGCGACCTTGCCGGCATTGTCGCTGCCGCTGTAGGTCTGCTCGAAGCTCCTGCGAAGCCGATCGGCCGCCTCGTCGCCTAGGGCTTCCGGGTGGGAAAGCACGCCGGACATGCTGGCGCCGTGGCGGAACGTGCTGGCCGCGTAGCGTTCGGTGGCGATCGCCGAGCCGAAGGTTTCCCGCGCACGGGCGAGGCGCGATTTGCCGACCACGCCGTCGTCGGTGCGGTCTTTCAGGTGCAACATTTCCTCGGGCAGCAAGCGCCTGGTACCGCCTTCGGGCAGCGACACGTCATAGGCATAGCGGCCGGTGCGAGGGATGCGGACAACCGAAACGTGGTCCGGGTGATAAGGCACAAGGCCTACCGGGGCGCCGCGACCGTCGCGCACGATCTCCGCGTAGGAGTTGCCGCGCAAAAGGCAATGCGCGGTCATCATCTCGATAAATTCGGAGGCCGTCTGCCGATCGTTGGGGTCTCCACCAAAGAGCTGCGCGACCGGATGCAACGGATCTTCGGTTCGGTCGCCGTCACCGGCCTTGCGATAGAGATGCAAGGGCAGCATGGCGACCGTCTCGGAGATCACTTGCACGGCGGCGAAAACCACGGACAAATTCTCGGCGAGGTAGGGCGACACGTACACGCCCGCGTCTGAGCCGAAGTCGCCGCCGGTCCTAAGCAAATCCCAAGTGGTTGGCGCTGATCGCTTCTCGGTGCTGATCGTGGTGGCTTCCATCACACCGTCTCCAAAAAGCGGCGCAGCGCGCGAAGGCGCGGCGTCGGTGCGAATTTCAATTCGTAGGAGCGGCGGGCCACGGACGTGTCGAGATAGGCCGGCTGTGCCGTGACGGTGATCTCGTGCAAGTCCACGTCGATCAGCTCGCGCACCACCTTATCGCCGCGCACCTCCCAGCGGTCGCCGCCAGCCGGAACGGAAAAGGCGAAGCTCGCGCCGCGCACGTCGCCGCGCTCGACACTGACAAGCAAGTCGCGGGCGGCCGTGGTGTCCGGCACGTCGATATCGAAGGCGAGGCCGCGTTGATCTTCTTGAAGCCGCAGGGTGCCAGCCGAGCGCCGGCCGAGCACGAGCTGCGGCATGTGCTGGACAAGGGCGAGTGGGTCGCGATCTGTCTTGAGCGTCCGGGTGAACGCACCCGGCAGCACGATCTCGGTAAAGCCGCCCAGGTCTTGAGAGGGCGAATTGTATACGGCCGCGTGGCCTACAAGCCGGGGAGACTTTTTGTCTCCCGCGGCCCGAAGCTCGATTGCGACCCGACGTTCGATCGTCATGGTCGCCTCCGTTACGTGGTAACGCCATCCTCGAAGGCGAAGGCCTCGCCGTGGCGCACGGCGACATCGACATCCTTCATTGCCCTCACCATGACGCGACCCTTGGCATAGGCCGTCGTCTCATAAGGGTTGATAAGAATGTCGACGCCCGTCCACGAGGCGACGAGGAGCTGCGACCAATCACCGAAGATGATGGTGCCGCCGACCACGAAGCTCGCCGTAGTGCCGGGTGCCGAGCCGGGCAGAGCGTTGGTCGACACGGCCGGATAACCTGCGAGGCTATTCGGCTCCTGCATCAACATCACGCTATCCGTCGTCGCCACCTTGACGGTGCTGCGCAGCTTCTTCTTCACGTAGGGGTTCATCGCCCAGCCCAGCGAGCCGCCGAGCGCATTGTCGCCCTCGACGAGCGCAATGAAGTTGAGGATTTCGTCCCACGTAATCGCGGCGCCGGCGCCGGTATCGTTCACGCCAGAGGCGTGCAAGATGCCGGTCGGGGTGTTGCTCGACCCGTCGCCCGTCATCGCCTTCACGTCGATCGCGCTCGCGATGATTGCGGCGAGATCGTTGCGGACGATTTGCTCGATCGAGGGCGAGGTGTTGAGCAAGGTGCGGCGCGAATAGGAAGTCATCGCGCCGACGGTCTTGGGCGTCAGCGTCACGTCGTCGAAGCTGGCGTCGGTTTCCGTCAGCGAGCCATCTTCGCCGACCCACTGTGCCGTGCTCGATCCGGTCTGTCGGGGAATGTCGACCGGCGAGCCGACGAGGCCGTCGAGGTAGGTGGCGCCGAGCTGTGCACAGACAAGCTGATTGCGCAGCCGGTCAATGAACAGGTCCGCACGATGCACGGGCCCCATGAGATCGGCGGCAGAGCTGCCGACGAGCAAGGTGCGTTTCTCCTGCATGAACACCTGATCGGGAACGGCGAGGCCTTCAAACTTTCGGCCACTACGCTTCGAGACTTCGGTGCTGATCTCGCGCTCGAAGCCGGCGTCCACATCGCCGCCGCCGAGATCGCGAGGAAGCATGGCGCGGATTGCCTTCACAATCGAAAAATCTCGCGCACGTTCCTCGTAGGCACCATCGCCGAGACGGCCGTGCACGATCGCGGGCGCGCTGCGCTCGGCATCGGCGAGGGCTTGAGCCCGGCCGATTTTCTTGTCGAGATCGGCGATCGTGCTCTTGTGGGTGGAGAACTCGGTATCCTCGGCAGCGGTCAAGTCCCGCTTCTCGGTTTCCGCTTTGTCACTGAGCGCGCGCATGGCCGCCACGGCCGCTGCGCGCGCTTCCTGTAGCTCGTGTAGCTTGAGCATAGAAAAAAGCTCCTTCTGGCGGCATCGCCGCACGGGGAAAGGCGCGTCTCACGACGGGCCGGGTGATGTACGCGGTACGGAGCCTTGACTAAGAAGGCCGAAACAGCTTATACACGTATTGCGGATTAAGTGTCAAGAGCGACGAAAATGGCCATGAAAAGCGTGACGTTGAGCACCCTGGTCGCCGACACAGGTGAGACCGCTCGGACGATCAACCATTGGACGGACATCGGCATTCTAAAGCCGCTTCGCACGTCAGACCGCAAAGGTCGCGGCAATCGTCGCTACTATCCCGCCGAGCCGCTGTTTGGAGAGCGCAAGTACGCGCTTCTGGCATCGGCAATGAACAAGCTTCGCTTGCCGCTCGCAAGCATTCGCGACCTGATCGACGCAGATCGCAGCTTCTATGATCAACTGGTCTACGGCGTTGACGATAAGAAGCGCACGTCGGCGGGCTTCCTTCATCCGCACTACGAGGCCGCGCTTGCAGGCGCGCCCGCGATATTTGCTCTGCTGATCCCCCGTGAGGAGGGCCACCCTTTCAACATCGGGTATCTGAGGATCGGCGCCGACGCCTTTGATCCGCTGCTGGCACAGCAAAATGATCAGGTGCTATCGGCGCTGATGGCTCCCGCAAACACGGGAGTGCTGCTCAATCTGTCAAAGATTTTCGAGCCGCTGCAAAGAGCGTCAGCCCCCACCGACGATTAGATGCTGTTCAAATGCCTCGCCATCGCGTTCGGTGACAACCAGCCCGACGCTGATGAAGTGGTTGGGGTTATCGGCTGGCCGAAAAAACCGGCTCTCCACCGTATAAACTTTATGCTCGGTCGCATCGACAATGCCGCTTAGGAAGGGCACGATGTTGTCGCCGACGTTAGGCAACACTCCGCCAAACTCTGAAAGCGTGTAGTCGTAGCCAGCGTGCCAATAGCCGTCCTCGCCCATCGCAGAACGGCCGCGCTTGAACAACCTGATATTTAATTCCTTTGCCATTGCCGGCCCCTATCGTTTTTGCAAATCAGTGGTAGTATAGGCGCCGGCCGGGGTGCTGGTAACACCCCGACCGACTTGTCAACCGAACAGCCATAGGCGGGCCGTCCGATGACCAATCCCAATTTAGCACGAGTCGCGCGGTTGCTCCCGCCTTGGCGTTTTCAACGCACAGGAAGGATGCAACATGAGCAACGTCATAGACATCTCGTCCCGCTACAACGCTAAGGCGCTTGAGGGCATTGCCCAACGCGACAACCCCGTCGAAGACAATTCGGGGGCGTTTTTCTTCGACATTCACTCGCGATCCTTGCTGGCGCTGCCGTTTGTCACGTTGCCGTTGCAAAAGTGCGACGACTGGGAAGATTTTTGGAAAAGAACGTCGATGTGGAACGACGATCCTACCAAGGAGGGTTGCGTCGATCATCGACGTGGCCGTGATTATGCTCGTCAAGCCATAGCGGCGCTCATCAAAGACGGTGCTCGATCGCGCGGCCTAGAAATGGTGCTCGACCATATGATCGACCGAGCGTTCAAGAGACGCGGCCCCGGTGGCCGTCTGTGCCGTCAGCTTTCATCTGCGGAGACCGGCTTCCTGCATGAACTTTGTGAGATTGCGGTAGAGGCATCACGCGGACGCCCGCTTAAGCAACCTTGACCGAGATCAGCCCTCGCGACCTGTAGATGCTTTCCTTTTTCGGCGCGGTCTTGACGGCCGCGCCGATCGCCATTGAAGCGGCCACGAGGCCGTCGATCCTGCCGGTCTGCCGTGCCTTCACAAGCTTGCGCGCGCCCGTGGGGTCAGAGACCGTGACGGCGTTGGCCACGCACATATCCAAGACAGGGTGCCCAGGGTGAAATAGCTCTTTGCGGAGCACGGCCGTCTCGATCGCGTCGATCGCGGGGCCCATGTCCTTCCAGCCCTGACCGAACTCCATAAGCTCGATCTTCACGCCGGCCTCAGCCATCAGTCGCCGTATCTCGTCGAGCCGCCAGCGATCGGCCGCGCAGAATTGCACGTCAAAGTCTTTAGTCAGCTCGGCCATGCGATGAACCACGAAAGTCTTGTCGATCGCGCGACCGGGCGTGGCTTCGATGAAACCTTGACGGTGCCAGAGCCGGTAGGGGACGTGATCCCGCCGCTCGGCCTCCTCCAAATTGTCGAGAGGCATCCAGAACCAGCAAAGGAGATCGTGCGTCTGCGGAAACCATGCAGTGAGCGCGGTCAAGTCTGTGGTCGACGAAAGATCGAGGCCCAGGATGCATCGCTGCTTGAGGAGCGTCATTTGCCCGAACATGCCCGTCATGTCGCGCTTGCACGCGTGCCAATCCTTTGCATTCAGAAAGCGCGCCGTCGCGTCGACCGGCTGGTTGAGATAGAGGAGCCGGAACGATGGCTCGCGCGCCGGCAGTGCCTTGGCTTCGGCCGCCGCCGCTCGCATTTCTTCGAGCGATCGAAAGTCGCCGAGCGCCGGATTGCAGGCGAACCACGTCTCCTCTGCCCAAGGATCTGCGTCGTCCGGCGCAGCGAAGATGATCGGCAAAAAGGTGTCGTCGACGATGGTGCCGTCAAGCACGCGCTGCCCGTATTGCACCATCTCGCTCATCACGGAATTTTTGTCGTGGCTTTGCGTCGAAATCGTCACGAACAACGGCTCGGCGCGAGCGGCGCCGCCCGTCGTGAGAGCGTCATAGAGATCGCGTTTCGGCCATTGCGCCAATTCATCCATAATCGCAAAAGAGACGTTCAATCCGTGGGCCTTGCGGGCATCGCTCGACAACGCCTCGTAAGTCGAGCCGGTGATCACGTCTTCGAGCGTCTTGCTGTGTTCGCGGATGATGATCCGCTTCATCAGCTTGTCGTCGGCGCGGACGAATGCGATCAGCTCTTTCAAGATCAGCGCGGCTTGCTTTCGATCGGCCGCTGCCGAATAGACCTGGCCGCGTTGCTCCGCTTCCGGCCCGACGAGGTGGCAGAGAGCGAGGGCCGCTGCGAGCTGGGTCTTGCCGTTCTTGCGAGGGATGGTGATCAGCGCCTTGCGCTTGCGGCGCCGGCCTTCCGCATCAGTGGCGTAGAGAGCTTCGATGATCTCCCATTGCCACTCGCGAATTTTGAAAGGTTTTCCGGCGTGGATACCGGACGTGATCGAGAGCGTTTCGATGAACGCACGTACCCTCTCGGCGCGGCTAAGGCCGGGCTTCTCCCACGCCATCGCACGCGGAGGGCGACCCCTTTTTCGTGGAGTTTGCCGGTCGACCGGCTTCGCTCCAATTCCTCTTAAGCCCATGAAATCACTCCGATAGTAAGTGTGCGTCAAGCTCCCCCGCGATTGATCCCCCCGCGAAGTTCCTACTGTCTGAACGCCCCCCGGCGTCCTCGAAACCACGGGTGCGATGGGTCGCGAGGCGTTCCATCGGCAAAGCATCCACGCACGACGAGCTTGCCTGCATTGCCTCGCGTTCCAT